GGCTTGCGAAGATGGTGGGGCTTGCGTGATGAGAAATCGTACAAGCCGAACCAGAGGCAAAGCTGGAAGAAAGCCGGACCTGTCGCAGTTTTCAAAATGGATGATCGCCGACATTCGTCCCCTGCTGTGGGTCGTGACTGTCGGCGGTTTTTTACTGGCCTTTTACTGTGTCTACAAGGGATACACCGGCGCACTTCCGTGGATCGGCGCTATGGTGGGGCTCCCCTGGGCGGCCCATGGCATGGTGTGTACCTTCTATCTGAAGCTGTGCGAATCCGACCACCGGGAGGGCGGAATTACCTTTGAGACGGCAAAGGCCGCTAATTTTAACTTAAATGTTTCACAGACGCCGGTAGGCTCCGTAGAGAGCCCGGCAATTTAAGGAGGAGTATCGATGACTGCGGAAATCATTTCCTCGCTGCTGATGCTTGTTGGCGGAATCACCATCCTGACCAACATCATCGTGCAGGTGGTCAAGAGCATCACCTGGGACAAAATTCCCACAAATCTGGTTGCGCTGTTCGTATCGGAGGCGCTGACGCTGGCCCTGGGAGGGGCCTATGCCTCGGTAAAGGGCGTCGACATCGCCTGGTACATGGTGGCGGCCGCCATCGTGGTGGGGCTGATGTCCGCCTATGCGGCCATGTTCGGCTTCGATAAATTCAAGGAAGCCATCGAGGGCTGGAAACAGAAAAGCTGATCTTGAAGGAGGTGGCCGAACGTGATCCATTTCAGACATACGGGGGATTTCTCGAAGCTGACCCGGTTTATGGAACGGGCAAAGGAGGCCGTCCGTCTCGGCGATCTGAACAAGTATGGCCGGGCGGGGGTGGCGGCCCTCTCGTCCGCAACCCCGGTTGACTCCGGAGAAACGGCCGCCTCCTGGTATTACGAGATTACCAACAAGAACAACACCATCACCATCTCGTTTCACAATTCCAACATTCAAAATGGAGTCCCCATCGCCATCCTTCTCCAATACGGGCATGGCACGGGGACCGGAGGCTGGGTACAGGGAAGAGATTACATCAACCCTGCGATCCAGCCTATTTTTGACCAGATAGCAGAATACGCCTGGAAGGAGGTGACTCGGTCATGAGCAGGACGATCGACGAGAGAATCGTTGAAATGCGGTTTGATAACCGGCAGTTCGAGCAGAACGTGCAGACCAGCCTGTCTACGCTGGACAAACTCAAGCGGGGACTGGACCTGGACAACGCCGCCAAGAGCCTTGACGGGCTTGGGGACGCGGCGAAGCGGTGCGACATGTCCGTCCTCGGCAAGTCTGTGGAGACGGTCCAGGCCAAATTTTCGGCGTTCCAGGTCGTCGCCATGACGACTCTTTCCAACATCACCAATTCGGCGGTGAACACGGGAAAGCGGCTCGTGTCCGCCCTGACAATCGACCCCATTAAAACGGGTTTTCAGGAGTATGAGACCCAGATCGGGGCGGTGCAGACCATCCTGGCCAACACCCAGCACGAGGGGACCAACCTCCAGCAGGTGAACCGGGCCCTGGATGAGCTGAATACCTACGCGGATAAGACCATCTACAACTTTACCGAGATGACCCGGAACATCGGCACGTTCACCGCGGCCGGCGTCAACCTGCGGACCTCGGTGGACTCCATCAAGGGTATCGCTAACCTGGCGGCCATTTCGGGCTCCACCTCCCAGCAGGCATCCACAGCCATGTACCAGCTCTCCCAGGCCCTGGCCGCAGGCAAGGTCTCCCTGATGGACTGGAACTCTGTGGTCAACGCCGGTATGGGCGGCAAGGTGTTCCAGGACGCCCTGGTGCGCACCTCCGAGCTGCTGGGCACCGGCGCGCAGAACGCCATCAATATGTACGGCTCCTTCCGGGAGTCCCTCACCAGAGGCGAGTGGCTCACCACAGAGGTGCTTACCGAGACCCTGAAGCAGTTTGCCGGCGCGTACAGCGAGGCCGACCTGATCCAGCAGGGATTCTCGGAGGCCCAGGCCCGGGACATCGCCCAAATGGCGAAGACGGCGGAGGACGCCGCCACCAAGGTCAAGACCTTTACCCAGCTCTGGGACACCCTGAAGGAGAGCGCTCAGTCCGGCTGGACCACCACATGGGAAATCCTGGTTGGCGACTTTGAGGAAGCCAAGGAAGTGCTGACCGAGGTGTCCGACGCCATTGGCGGCGTGATCAGCGAGACCTCCCAGGCGAGAAACGAATTACTCAGCGGCGGTCTCAGCTCCGGCTGGAAGCAGCTGCTGGACCAGGGCATCGCCGATGAGGGCGGGTTCATTGAATCCATCCAGGAGGTGGCCCGAGAGAGCGGCGACGCCTTTGACAAGCTGGTGGCCGACTCGGAGAGCTTCAGTGACGCGCTGAAGCAGGGGCTGACGGACGGGGTCGTATCCTCCGAGACCCTGACGCAGGCGGTCCATAACCTGCGGGAGAAGATGACCGGCATGTCCCAGGAGGAGCGCAAGGCGGCCGGATACACCGCGGAGATGATCGAGCAGATTGAAGCCCTGGACAAGGGACTTCAAAATGGTTCGGTTTCCATGGAGGAGTTTACGGAAAAGATCCTGCGCCCCTCCGGACGGGAAAACCTGATCCAGGCGGTCTGGAATGCGGCTAAGGGCCTGGTCAGCGTCATTACCCCCATCAAGGACGCATTCCGCGAAATCTTTCCGCCCGCAACCGCCGACCAGCTGTACTCTCTTACGGAGACTCTCCGCAGCTTTTCTGAGCGGCTGACCCTCTCCGAGGAGACGGCGGACAAGCTGGGGCGCACCTTCAAGGGGCTTTTCTCAGTGCTGGACCTGGTGCGGCAGGGCGCTCTGGCGATTTTCAACGCTTTGGCGCCTCTGGGCAGCGGAGCCGGTTCCCTGGCTGACGGCATTCTCACCATAACCGCAGGGATCGGAGATTTCCTGGTCGGCATCAACGAGGCGGCCAAGCAGGGAGAGTTCTTTGGAATGGTGGCCCAGACGGTCGCCTCGGCGCTGGAGTTTGTTGTGTCCGGGATCGAGCGACTGACCGGATTTCTCGCCGACGCCTTTGCTGCCCCAGGCCTGGAATCCTTCCAGGCGCTTTTGGGACGCATCCAGACCCGCATTGGGCAGGTCGTCGACGCGGTGAGCGGCCTGGGCGGCGGGGTCAGCGACGCGGCGGACACTATGGATTCCGCCCTGGAGAACAGCAAATTCCTGCAAATGCTCCAGACCATTTTCAACGGCGCAAAGACCCTGGTCTCTGGCATCATCGGCGTATTCGGCGGCCTTGCCGGCGCACTGGTGGAGAGCCTGAGCAACGCGAATTTCAGCGGCGTCATCGACCTGCTGAACGGCGTCTCCCTGGGTGCTATCGCCCTGGGCATTAAGAAGTTCCTGGACTCCTTCCGGGAGGTCACAGACAGCGTCGGCAGCATCAAGGAGGGCGTGATCGGGATTCTGGACGGCGTAAAGGGCTGTTTCCAGGCCTGGCAGAATGACGTCAACGCCAAGGCCCTGCTGAAGATCGCGACCGCTGTCGCGGTGCTGTCCGCATCCATTCTCACTATTTCCCTGATCGACAGCGAAAAGCTGACGGCGTCCCTGGGGGCCATCACGGTGCTCTTTACCGAGCTGATGGCGGCCATGGCGGTGTTCGGAAAGCTGGACCTGAATGTCCGCGGAACAATGAAGCGCTCCACGGCGATGATCGCCCTCTCCTCCTCGGTCCTGATTCTGGCCTCCGCGCTGAAAAGCGTTGCCACGCTGGAACCGGAACAGATGGCGGCGGGGCTTGCGGGCATCGCCGGACTGATGGCCGCCCTGGTGGCAGCCGCGAAGGTGCTGGGCTCCGGCTCAAGCTCCATCATCAAGGGTTCTGCCCAGATGGTGGTCTTTGCCGCGGCAATCAAAATACTAGCCTCGGCCTGCGCCGACCTGGCCCAGCTGGACCTTGCCGGACTGGCAAAGGGTCTGACCGGCGTCGGCGTGCTGCTGGCAGAGGTATCGCTCTTCATGAACGCGGCCAAGTTCAGCGGAAGGTCGGTGGTCACTGCCTCGGGCGTTCTGGTACTGGCCGGCGCTATGAAGGTGCTGGCCTCGGCCTGCAAAGACTTTGCCCAGATGGGCGTTGGCGAGCTGGTCAAGGGGCTGAGCGCCATCGGCGCGGTCCTGCTGGAGATCACGGCCTTTACCAAGCTGGCCGGAAGCGCCAAGGGGCTGATCGCCACCGGAGCCGCCATGATCGAGATTGGCGCGGCCATGAAGATATTTGCCTCCGCTATGGCGGACTTCGGGCGGATGTCTCTGGCAGAGATCGGCAAGGGCTTGCTGGCTATGGGCGGAGCCCTGGCAGAGGTGGCCGTGGCCATGCGCTTTATGCCCCGGAATATGGTAACCATGGGGGCGGGCCTGATCGCGGTGGGAGCCGCGCTGAACATCATTGCCGACGCCATGCGGTCCATGGGCGGCATGAGCTGGGAGTCTGTCGCAAAGAGCCTGGTCACCATGGGCGGGGCTCTGGCGGAGCTGGCTGTGGGGCTGAACTTCATGAACGGCACGTTGAGTGGTTCCGCCGCCATGCTGGTGGCTGCCGCCGCGCTGGCAGTGCTGACGCCGGTGCTGGTTACTCTGGGCAGCATGAGCTGGGAAGCCATTGCCAAGGGGCTGGTCACGGTGGCCGGCGCCTTTGCCGTCATCGGAACGGCCGGTGCACTGCTCACTCCGCTGCTGCCGACGATTCTTGGCCTGGGCGGCGCCTTCGCTCTGATCGGCGTTGGTGTTGCCGGCGTTGGGGCAGGTCTGCTCCTTGTCGGAACCGGCCTATCCGCCATTGCGGTGGGCGTTACGGCCCTGGCAACCTCCCTTGGGGCGGGTGTAGCCATTATCGTGGCCGGCCTGACCTCTATTATCACAGGCATTGCGGCGCTGATCCCGGCCATTGCGGAGAAGCTGGGTGAGGCGGTGGTGGCCTTTGCGCAGGTCATTACGAATGGCGCTCCCGCCATTGGCGAGGCCGTCAAGACCCTTGTCCTCACCATGGTGGACGTTCTGGTGGAGTGTGTCCCGGCCATCGCCGAGGGCGCTCTGGAGCTGGTTGCCGGGGTGCTGGACGCCCTGGTGGCCTATACGCCCCAGATCGTGGACTCCGTCATGCAGTTCCTGATCGCGGTGATCGACGGGCTGGCCCGCAACATGCCCACCCTGATCCAGTCGGTGGTGGACCTGCTGATGTCCTTCTTCTCCGGCATCGTATCGGCGCTGGGAAGCATCGACACCGACGCGCTGCTGAAGGGCATCGCCGGAATCGGCCTGCTGAGCGGCATTATGGTGGCGCTGGGCGCTCTGGCCGGACTGATCCCCTCCGCCATGGTGGGTGTGCTTGGTCTGGGCGTTGTTATCGCAGAGCTGGCCATTGTTCTGGCGGCGGTGGGCGCGCTGGCGCAGATCCCCGGCCTGGAGTGGCTCATCAGCGAGGGTGGTCAGCTCTTGCAGACCATCGGGAACGCCATCGGCGGCTTTATCGGCGGCATCGTGGGTGGATTTATGAGCGGGGTATCCGGTTCCTTCCCCCAGATCGGCATGGACCTGGCCGCCTTTATGACCAACATACAGCCCTTTATCGACGGGGCAAGAGGCATCGACCCGGCCATGCTGGAGGGCGTCAAGGCCCTCACCGGGGCGATCATGCTGATTACGGCGGCCGATTTGCTGGAGGGTCTGACCTCCTGGCTCACCGGCGGCTCGTCCCTTTCCACCTTTGCCGAGGAGCTGGTGCCATTCGGCGAGGCCATGAAGAAATTCTCCCACAGCATTACCGGACTGGACGGCGACCTGGTCAGCACGGCGGCAATCGCTGGAAAGACCCTGGCTGAGATGGCCGCGACCCTGCCCAACAGCGGCGGCATCGCGGGATTCTTTGCCGGAGAGAACGACATGGGGACCTTCGGCGACCAGCTTGTGG